ATACTTGACCTGTTTCTATTAGTAAAAAAAAGTATGATTAATCTATGCTAAATACTTATTTAGTATAAACATTTCCCCTTGTTTCAGGCCCTATAACATAATGTTATAGGGCTTTTTTATGTCTTTTAATTTTTGAAAATCAGCATAATGCGAGTATTTATATCTGCTGCCGATTTTTCATTTAACAACTTAATGGAGTTAAATATGGGTCAGATAGATTTTGCGGCATTACCACCTGCTGATATTATTGAACCAATAGATTTTGAACAACTATACCAAGAAAGAAAACAACGTTTTTTAGCAATCGCACCACAATACGCTGAAGCATTAACCTTAGAAAGTGATCCGCTTGCTGTTGTTATGCAAACTGAAAGCTATCGTGAAATGTTACTTCGCCAACGTATCAACGAAGCTGTACATGCCAATTTATTAGCAACTGCCACAGGTACTGACTTAGATCATTTAGGTGTATTTTATGGCATTAACCGTTCTGGAAATGAATCTGATGACGATTTTAGGATACGAATTAGAGATAGAACCATAGCATCAAGTACCGCAGGTAGTAAGGCACATTACCGTAGCCGTGCAATTGAAGTAGATCCTTTGGCCATTCGTGATGTTGAGATCGATAGTCCAATTGAGGGGGAAGTTCGTGTTTCTGTACTGGTCCGTACTGGTCACGATATCGCAACTGTTGTTAATAAAGTTAAAGCCAGAGTCAATTCTGATGATGTCAAAATGCTAACCGATACGGTAACTGTGGTATCTGCTGAATTAATCACTGTGCCAGTAGTGGCTGATATCCACTTACAAGCAAGTACTTCAAGTTTGGTTTATGAAAACTTAAAACCACAGTTATTAACTATATGGGAAAAGTCAGCAAACTTGGGCTGGGACTTAACACCAAGTTGGTTAAATGCGCAGTTACATAAAGAAGGCGTTCGACATGTAGAACTTAAAACTCCAACTAAATTACTGTCTATTGCTTCAAATCAGTGTGCGGTTGCTGGTGAAATTACGTTGAACTTAATATAGGAATTTTCATGACTGTATTACCCCCCAACACAAAACCTTTAGTACGTACACTAGACAATATCAATAAGATGCCAACAGAGATAGATGATGCTATTGGTCAATTACATACCTTAAAGTCAGAACCTTCAAATAATTTATTACATTGGTTAGTATGGGAGTATGGTCTTGAAGCCATTTTACCTTATAGCCATGACTTAAAAAAAGTCCTTAAAGATGGTTTAAGTTGGCAAAGAATTCGCGGTACACCTCAAAGCTTAAATTTAGCCCTAGGTTGGATAAATTTAAATAATGTAAACATAGAAGCAGAGCCTCCAGGCAGGCATTTTTATGAATATCAACTTGAAACCGGGAAAATTCCCGGTGATAAAGATGTTTCGCGTATATTAAACTTAGCGAAGCTGTCAGCTCCTACACGTTCAAAGCTTTCGCGACTTTATCATAATTACGACATCAGAAAGCTAAATTTATCACAAGGCGAATTTGGTCAATTATTATCTGATTATTCTGGTACTTATTTTTATGATGGTGAATTTACAGCAAGTAAGGTGAGTTTTGCCCGTGATCACAAGGTACATTTTACTTATCAAGCTGTAAATAATGGAATCAAAAGTCAGCTAACTCATAAGCGTCAAAGGAGTTTGTCGTATTCATATCTTAAAAAACAAGTGCTTAGCAAGTTTGTTTTTGGTGACTGTTTAAATAAAGGTTTTTCAAGTGATGTGATCGATAATAGACGTCACTCAGCTTTAATGTTATTAGGTGCTAGAACTTGGTTAGGTAGTTGGGGTGATGTTTCCTGGTCAAATGCCCGTTATGGTGTAGTTGGTATTAAAAACACTGAAAATTAAAAGTATATAGAATTGAGTTATATCAATTCTTTTAAGTTAATGATCAAATATAAATGAGCTCATACTTAATGGAATTGGTATTCGGTCATACTTGACCTGTTTTGTTCCATGAATATCAGTAATATACACCTATACTTGAAACAGACCTATAATAAAGTTTAATGCAAATATCTATTTGAAATATTTGATTAAACTGTTTTTAATCAACATGGCTTATATCACCAAAGAGAATACTAAAATACTAAAACTTAATCTTGTTTTTCTACAGGTTAACGAAGCCTGAATGTACCCTTGTTGGAAATTGCATTTAAAGAACAATATATTTATTGAACCCGCATTTTGCGGGTTTTTTATTGGCCAAATTTCGGCCTGAATTTTCGGTTAACGACCGTTTAAATCATTAAAGGAGCACACAAATATGGCCATTTTAACGCAAAGCGGTCGTACAGCACTGGCTAAATCGATTGCCAGCCAGTCTATTTATATGGGCTGGGGCAAAGGTCAAAGTGAATGGGGAGAATCTCCTCCGCAAGAGTCAATTACAAGTAATAAATTGTTTGATGCCGTAGGTTATCGCAAAGCCACAACTGTTGCTTATTGTCAGCTTGATGATGATGGCGACATTGAACTTGCAACAGGGCGTTTTAAATTATCAGACTTACCAACGAATCACTTGTATTTTAAGTTTAACTACGATTTTGAAGATGCATTAGGTGAAACCTTGAAAGAAGTATCTGTAATGGTCGGTACTGAACCTTTAGATAATAACCCTGATGGACAAAGGTATTTCACGCCCCAACAGGTTAAATCAACTGGCACTTTATTACTGTTAGAACACCGTAGACCTTTGTTTAGAGATCAAGGTGTACGTGAATCATTTGAATTTGTTGTGTCATTTTAAGGTGACTGAAAATATTTTAGCGGAGTAAGTATGCTTAAAAATTATTATGAAAGATTTACCCCAGAACAAGGGTATGAAAAGTTATTGTTTCGCTCAGGTAAAGGGTTACAAAGTGCTGAGCTGAATGACATGCAAGCTCAAATGCAGCATCAGGTTAAAGGTGTTGCAGATGCCATTTTAAAGGATGGTGATTTAACCACTGATGGTGATGTTTTAATTGATGATAAAACAGGTCAGGTAAAGCTGGGCGAATGTGCCATATATTTACGTGGGCAAATACGTAATATCGCACTAGCTGAATTACAAATAGCCACAAATGAGCTCTTATATTTAGGTGTTTGGTTAGCTGAAGTTGTGGTCAGTGAAATAGATGATCCAAGTTTACGAGACCCCGCAATAGGAGCGCATAACTTTGACGAGCCTGGTGCTGGGCGTTTAAAAATAACTTGTCAGTGGGGACTTGTTGGTGATGATAAAGTTGGCAATTTTTATCCAGTTCATAGAGTAGACAATGGTGTTTTAATTGCAAAACAACCACCACCGCAATTAGATGCAGTGACAGTCGCCCTTGCACGTTACGACAGAGAAGCAAACGGTGGGAGTTATGTTGTAGATGGCATGGACTTAACTTACCGTGGTATTGATGAATCAGATCAAGTATTTAGTTTGGCCGAAGGTAAAGCACATATCGAAGGGTTTGAAGTGGCGTTTCCAACATCACTTCGTAAATTATTTTCAGCCGATCCTGACCTACAAACGGTATTAGATGAACCTCATAGGTTTAGCCCAGATGAACAAGGTAATATGCGCATTGATTTATCTTTTACACCTGTGCATTCAATTCAAAGAGTTGATGCCACTTTAGAGGTTACAAAAACTTTAACCCATGGTGGATTTGAAGGTGCAAAAGATCCTTTACCAGATCAAGCTGTTTTAGAAGTTGTATCCATTACTCAGAACCAAACCAGTTATCAGCAAGGTATCGATTTTCAATTAACTCAAAATCAAATTGACTGGAGTTTAAATGGTATTGAGCCAAGCCCAGGTACAACCTATACCATAATATATCGTTATCGTGATCAACTTAGTGCTAATGCTGATGAAACCGGCTTTACGGTATCCAATCTTGTTTCGGGTAGTTTAGTTACTGTTGATTATCAATGGAAAATGCCGCGAATTGATTTAGTGTCACTTGACAGTCAAGGGCAAGTACGTCGTATTAAAGGTGTGCCAAATTCATATCAGCCAATAGCACCAAAAGCGCCTGAGAGTCAGTTGATTTTAGCCCGTATTTCTCAAAACTGGTCAGGAACAGGGATGCCAGAAGTGAAAAATATGGCTGTGCGTTCTGTGCCTATGTCGGCGTTAGGTGAAATGCAGCAGCAAATCGGCGACTTGTATGAGTTATTATCGATTGAAAGATTGCGAAATGATGCAAACTCACAAGAACCAGCTGCAAAACTAGGTGTATTTGTAGATCCATTTAACGATGATGATATGCGAGATCAAGGCTTAACTCAAAATGCAGCGATCATAGATGGTGAATTATTATTACCCGTAGATGTTGCTGTAAATGAAATTGTTTTACCAAATGATAATAAAGCGCTGACACTAGATTACCAAGTTGAAATAATTCTTGAGCAAACAATGAAAACTGGGGTCATGAAGGTCAATCCTTACCAAGCATTTGAGCCGGTTCCAGCACTTGTAACACTACAACCCGCAGTTGATCACTGGACAACTACATCTCAAGTATGGACTAGTCCTGTAACACGTAGGATCACTCGAGGCGGCGGTGCCGTAAGGCGTACCAGCTGGGTTCAAAGTACTGAAGTATTATCAAGAAGCATTACTGCAGCTGAATTTTTACGATCAAGAAGTGTTAATTTTGAACTAAAAGGGTTTGGTCCAAATGAAAGTTTAAAAGAGATCATTTTTGATGGTGTGGCAGTTAGCGCAGGAGAACAATCATGAGCACAGCAAGTGTACTAACAGCAAATAATATAGGTGAATTAAAAGGCGCTTTTGTTGTACCTCAAAATGTACCTTCTGGCACTAAACTCGTTCAATTTTTGGGCCAAGGCGGTTCAATGGGGGAGGCAACCTATACGGGTAGTGGTCAAATTAGAGTTGACACTGTTCGCCGTGTAAGCACTTTATTAACACAGAGATTTGATCCATTAGCGCAAACTTTTACTTTACAACAAGGTCGGCATTTAGCAGCGATTGATTTGTGGTTTACCACAAAAGGCTCAAAGCCAATTCGTGTACAAATAAGAGAAACATCAACGGGTTTACCTAATCAACAAGTATTAGCCCAAACCACACTGCAAAGCAGTGATATTAAAGTAGATGGTACAACAACCCGTTTTGAATTTTCACCTGTATTTTTAAATGCCAATCAAGAATATGCCTTAGTTGTATTAACTGATGATGCGCATTATGAACTAGCAATTGCTGAATTAGGCAAGTTTGATGCAAATAAAGGATGGGTTACTAGTCAGCCTTATCAAGTAGGGGTTTTACTATCATCAAGTAATGCTAGCACTTGGACGCCGCATCAAAGTATGGATATGGCATTTCGCTTATTAGCGGCACGTTTTAGCAATAATGAACGTACAGTGCCTTTGGGTGAAGTGGAAGCAGATAAAATTACTGATTGGTTACCATTAGCGGTTGTTGAACGCCCAGGAAGTGAAACAGACTTAAGGTTTCGCTTTAAGCTAAAAGATCAATCTGGACCTTATTATACTTCGCAAGAGTGGGAACCACTTAACTTACCAGAAAACTTAACAGGTAAGTTAGAAGTTGAGGTCATTTTAACCGGCTCTGAAACTCGAAGTCCAGTGTTATACCCTGGTGTGCAAGCTGCACTTGGACAAGTACAACAAACAGCAGAGTATATAACCCGTGCGATCCCTTGTCATACAGGCATTGATGATAAA